GTGGATGCTTTAAGAGAGATTATTAATTTAATTAACCCAGCGCAGGACAAGAAATTTATTTTAAGTGATGAGAAAGTTACACGAGTTAAGTGAGCCATTAAAAGCTATTTTACAGGATGAACTTGAAAAAAGGATTCCAAAGACTGATTTTCGACAAGCTACTTTGTTTAGGATAGCAGATTTACTTTTAGTGATGCAAATAAAGCTATTAGATGCAAACAAAACAAAATTAGATAGTAAGACCTACAAAGACAATCTTAATGCTTTAGAAACGCTTAATTTAGCTTTTGTGATGATGACTGATTTAGAAGGAGAAAATTCTTTATTACGAAGTGAATTACTAACTTTGAGGCACGAAGCTGAAATAATTATAGCAGAATTAACTGAAAGAGTTAAAACGCTTGAAATGATAGATGATTTATAAACTAAAAACTAAATTATGAATATTGATTTAATTAATGGAGAAGTAATTACTGAATTAAAAAAACTAAAAGATAAGAGTATTGATGTGGTTATAACAAGTCCTCCATATTGGAAAGGTTTTGGTTATGAAGCATATTTTAATTCTTATTCTCAATATTTAAGATGGAGTAAAGATTGGATGAAAGAGATAAAAAGAGTTTTAAAGCCAAATGGAACTTTTTATTTAAATGTAATAAATGATAGTGAAATTACAATAAGAGCATTTGAATTAATGCAAATTGCTACGGAAGAATTAATGTATAAATTACACGATACAATAATTTGGTATAGATATAATCAACAACCAGCAAACACTACAAGACAACTTACTAACCAGTGTGAATATATATTTATGTTAAAACATACTTCAAACGAAGTAGAATTAAATAAAATTGGTGCATATGATTTAAATAAACATATTTTTAAAACAAAAAATGTAGGTAATGTTTGGGAAATCCCATTTAATAGTGGTTTAAAGTCTAATGTTACTTTTGGGAGAAAAGAAACTAAATCAAATTATGGTCATAGTGGATTCCCGAGTGAAATACCTGAAACTTGTATAGTTTTAAGTAGTAAAGAAAATGATACTATTTTAGATTGTTTTGTAGGTACGGGTCAAACAGCTTTAGCATCTTTAAAATTAAAAAGAAATTTTATTGGGATAGATTTAGATAATAATTCGATAGAATTAACTAAAAATAGAATTAAAATGGTAGATGACTTGTAACATTTAACAAGTAACAAAAAAACATTTAACAAATGATGGAAAATAATATCTAATTTTAGCCTTATAGTGGAAAAAATAGGCGCAAAGCAAGAAAAATAGGAGTAATAGTGGAATAATATAACTTTGTAGCTCACTTTTTGTACGATATAATACGCATTTATACGAATAATGAGCTTTAAAAATCCCAAAATGGGAACTTTTGTAACTTTAATGACAACTTATGACTTTAATCTTTATAATATTAGCAGCAATTTGTAATTCGGTAATGGATGTACTTTCAACAAGGTATTATGTTTCTATATTTGGAAACTTTAAGAATCGTCAATTTTGGGATTGGAATATGTCCTGGAGAAACAAATGGCAGTGGGGCGAGAAAGAAAATGGCGAGAAGTTTTTTCTATCTTCAACTATGCTTTCGTTCTTAACGGATGGATGGCACTTATTTAAAGCCTTAATGTTACTTTTTATTTCTTTAGCTATTGTAACTTACAAACCTATATTTGGTTATTTTGATATAATTCTATTCTCTATTATTTGGGGGGTAGTGTTTGAGATGTTTTACACTAAAATTCTATTGAAATGAGTACAACAATCTTAAAGAAAAAAGCAGATGCTATATTTTCTACTTATATCCGTTTAAAATACGCTGATGAGAATTTAGATGTTAAATGCTTTACTTGCGATAAGGTAATGCCTTATAAGAAGATTCAAAACGGACATTTCTATTCAAGAGGTATTTTAAGTTTAAGATATGACGAACAAAACTGCCGTCCACAGTGCTACGGATGTAATATTGCTCAAAAAGGCAATTATATCGAATATTATAAAAGACTGGAAAAAGAAATTGGTAAGGGTGGTATGGATTTTCTTGAATACAAAAGGCATCAAACAAAAAAAATGGGCAAATTAGATTATCAAGAATTAATTGACCTTTACACACAAAAAATAGCTGATTTATGAATGAATCAGAACTATTTAAATTCTTAAAAGAGAAGTATATTCCGGATCTTCAGGGAGGAAGTGAATATTCAAGTTTTGACTGCTATTCTGAGAAGTATAAGATGTTTATTGAGTTAAAGTGCCGAGAAGTACACTACGAAACTTTAATGATTGAGAAGTATAAGTATGATCGATTAGTAGATTTAAGTTTAGGGTATGGTTATGCTCCTTATTACATAAATTCAACTCCAAAAGGTGTATATTCCTTTAAATTAGCCTTAAATCCGCAGTGGATATGGAAATTACTACCAAAAACAACACAATTTGCCGAAAATCACGAAATACTAAAACAAGTAGGATATTTAGACCTAAAAGACGCTAAACAATTATGATAGATAAAATCAAAGCCGAGATTATCAAGGCTAACAAAACAACCAATATTGAGGACCTGATTAACTCCAACCTAAAACTTGCCGGATATTTATTCTTATTAAACGAATTAGAAACAGAAATTCACAAAGGATATATTGAAGCATACAACACCAGGAAAATAGTTGAAGCAAGATTATATCTTGAGGGAGAAGGCACACAGGGTAATAGAGAGAAGCAAAGTATAGTAGATGGCGAAGAGTACCGAGAAGTAGAGGGATCATTTGAAATAAAATTAGCAGAAATTAAAAATATTAGATTTTCTACAAATTCTTTTATAGATGTCTTAACACAAAAAATAAATTATTTGCGAAAGGAATACGAATTGTCTAAAAAGTTTGTCTAATTTCCTGGCGAGAAGTACGGAACTGAGAAGTACGGGTGAGAAGCAAGGCTGAGAAGTATGGGACTGAGAAGTATAGGTATAGCAAATCCGTTAGTGTACTAAAAATAGATCACTGTCCTAAAAATAGGGCATAATTAGTTAATATAACAAATAAGCTATTTTAATCTGGTCCTTAAAATTAAGTCTTTTTTTTATTGCATAATTTAGGTATTTAAGTTTGCCGGCAAAGCAAAGCAGTTAAATTGATCTATCCTAATATAATTTTAATTAAAAATAATTAGCCTCATTTTCAAGCAGTTACAAAATAGTTGGTCCTGTTATTTGTATATCTTAATTAAAATAATCACATTTGTGCTGTTGATCTAAACCAATCGACGCCAAAAAAATGAACAGACTAAAAACAACACCAGTAAACAAGCAGTACAAAGGCTTAACAGAGCAGGAAATTAATGAGGCATTAATGAGCTTCGCGGCTGTTATTGTTATTTTGTTTATTATGGTCCTTAGCTTAGGCTTTATTGCATTAATTAACTAATTATTAAACCTTAGAATTAAGAAAATGAAAATTTACAACAATCAGGTTATAATAAACGGCGAAGTTTATACTAACATTATAAAAGCCGATAATTATACAGAAGCTTTAAAAATACAGAAGCTTAGAAAAAAACAATCTAAAAACGCCTTTAAAGGTAGATTAACAAAAGCAAACTAATTATTAAACCACTAAAAACTAAAATTATGGAAAATTTCTTAAATTTCTTAAAGTCACAAAATTACCAGTACAAAAAGCCTTCTGTATTATTCGGCACTCAGAACAATAAGACAGTAAAAGGCGAAGTAAAAGGATATAAAACTTTTATTATTTATATGTCACCAGAGAAACAGAACACACAAGGTAAAAACTTATGCCCCAAAGCAAGCGAAGGCTGTAAACAATCTTGTTTATTTACTGCAGGTATGGGAGCATTCTCTAATGTTAAAATAGGCCGGATCAATAAGACAGAATACTTCCTTAAGGATCGCGTAGGCTTTATGCAACAAGCTGCAAAAGAAATTAAAAAAGCAGTAAAAAAACACGGCGCAGAAAATATCGCTATACGTTTAAACGGGACTACAGATATACCCTTCGAAAATATACCTTTCGAGTTTGAAGGCGTAGTTTACTCTAATATTATGGAAATTTACCCACAAGTGCAGTTTTATGACTATACAAAGATATTTAATAGGTTTACAAAAAAGCTGCCTAAAAATTACGATCTAACATTTAGCCGTTCAGAAGACGAAAAAAATCAAACAGAAGCGGAAGCGCTGCTAATTTTAGGGCATAATGTAGCTGCAGTATTTAAAAATGAATTGCCGGCTTTTTATGGTGGCTATCAAATAATCGACGGGGATGAAACAGATCTTACTTTTTTGCATCCTAAGGGCATAATATTAGGGCTAAAGGCTAAAGGTAAGGCAAAAAAAGATATTTCAGGCTTTGTAATTAATAACTAAGATATGAAGATATACTATATTAACTTTCAGGGCCGGAAAAAAACGTCAACAGGAAGATACCAGAATATTCAAAAGGCGATCGCGGCGGAAAACTTAGAGCAGGCAAAAGAAAAAATAAAAATCAATTATACTATAGAGGTTATCAATTCCACTATAGAATTAAATAACTTTATACTAGCAACCATATGAAGACTATACTACAAAAGATCTCAGCGCGCACAGGATGCCAGCCGATCGCAATCGAAAGATATATCTACTATAAGGGGATAAAGCCTAAAAAGCTACTCGATCAATTAGAGGCGGCCGATATGCCTGAAATATTCGAATTTATAGAGCAGGTGATAATATACCAACCAACCGAAAACAAATTTAAAAACATAAACAAAGATATAAACAGATGGAAGCACAAATATTTATAAGCAAAGAAAAAATACAGGAAGCAATTAACTTAATACAGTTAAAACACGATCTTTATGAAGAGTATTTAAAAAATGCTATAGAAGACGACGCAAGCCTTTTTGAAGTATGCAAACACAAAGGAAGTATAAGAGGCTTTCACCAGTCGCTACAAATATTGAATAATGTATTAAGATAGTTTTTTTTAGTGGTTGAAAGGTCCGGTCTTAATTGATCGGGCTTTTTTTTTGTCTTTTTTTTATACCTTTGTATAAATTATATTGTTATGAAATACACTGAGGAAACTATCAAACCTATATTTGAAGCTATTTTAGAGGGCGTGCGCAAAGGCGATGCCGTGCGAAAGGTATTAACGCTGCCGGATATGCCGTCGACTAAGACCTTTTATAAGTGGCTTGAAAACGAAGACAGAGGAAAACAATACGCTCGTGCGTGTGAATACAGGGCGGACGCCATATTTGAGGAAATTTTAAATATTTGCGACGATAAGACAGAGGACTATATTAGTACGAAGTCCGGCGCAGTGGGTAATAATGCAGCGGTCCAAAGGGCAAGACTTCAAGTGGATACAAGGAAGTGGATCGTATCTAAATTAAACCCTAAGAAATATTCAGATAAGATACAAAACGAAGTTTCCGGTGATATGGCTATAAATTGGATCGAAACAAAAACGAATGATATTAACAAGTAAGCAGACCAAAGCACTTAATTATTTAGAGGACCAAACAACAAACGAGATAATTTTTGGCGGTGGCGCAGGTGGTGGTAAGTCGGCACTTGGTTGCTATTGGATCATAAAGAACTGTTTAAGGTATAAAGGCAGCCGGTGGCTAATTGGTCGCGCAGTCCTTAAGACATTAAAGGATACGACCTTAAATTCTTTCTACGATATCTGTAAGCTGCAAGGGCTACGGTCCGGCGTACACTATAAATATAACGCGCAAAGTAATATTATAACATTTAGCAACGGGTCAGCTATTTATTTAAAGGATCTTTTTTTATACCCGTCCGATCCTAACTTTGATGAATTAGGAAGTTTGGAGATATCCGGCGCATTTATAGACGAGTGCAACCAAGTAACTGAAAAAGCATTTAATATAGTA